TCGCCGTCCCCCTCGACGTCGCCGGCGTCATCGATCGCGCCGGGTTAGTCAACTTCATCGTCGGCGCCGTCGATCCCAGCCTCGCGTCCATGATCGTCCGCAGCCAAGACGTCGCCACCGCCCAGGAAGCCGAAGACGAGCAGCTCGCCCTGACCAAGATCTCCGCCGGCATCGAGCCCCCACTACCCGAACAAGGCGTCAATCCCCAGCTGAGATTGCAAGTCCTCCAAAGCGCGATCCAGGCAAACCCCCAGCTCCAACAACGCTACGCCGGCGACGAAATCTACAAAGGCATGGTCGACGCGAGAGCCCAAGCCCTGAACTTCCAAATGACCCAAATCCAAAACGCCCAAATCGGCCGCACCGGCGCCGTCCCCGCCTTAGCGAGCCAGCCGCAATCCATGGGCGGAGCCTTCGCGGCACGTGGGTCAACAGCAACCCCCGCCGCCGCCTAAGTATGAAACTTGAAACTGGAAACTTGAGTAACGGGGTAGGGCGGGGCCTCCGGACCCGCCGCAGCAATTCACTCAGGTCTCAGGTCTCAGCCTTCAGCCCTCTCTTCCAATGAATCCCAACGTCAAAGTCCGCAACATCGCCGGTCTCAACATCCCGGAGCACGACCATTTCAAAGAGACCTACGTCGGCGGCGTGCCCTCGAGTGACGACGCCCGCCCCGAGACCATCACCTTCCGCCAAGGCGGCGCCACGGGTCCGATCGTCTGCAAAATCACGATCAGCTACCACGGCGCGACCAACAACATCGACGAAGTCCTCCGCACCGACTCATGACCTCTGAAATTTCCAATCTGCAATTTCCCCCGGTAGGGACCGCTGGCCCAGCGGTCCGGGCTCTTAGTCTTTTAGTCTCTTCGTCTTTTAGTCTCTCCCTCTAATGGCCCTCAAGTTCAATCCATTTACGGGAACCTTCGACTTCGCCGGCAGCGGCGGCGGCGGCGGAGGCGCGTCCTACATCGACGGAGAAGTCGCCACCTACACCGACCTCCCCTTGGACGGATCGGCCGCACTGAACACCGCCTGGCTCGTCCGCGAAGCCAGCGGCACCTGGCTGATCGCCCGCAAACCCGCCGGCATCTACATCCGCACGGCCACGGCAGGAGTCTCCCGCGACGCCGACTACACCTACGCCGGCATCCTCCCCGACGTCTTCAACGACGCCAACTTCCTCCTCTATGACAACGCGGACTCGACCAAAAATTTAGCTCTTCAGCTCTCGGGAATTTCGACCGGCACCACCCGCACATGGACGGCCGCCAACCGGAGCGGCACCGTCGTGATGTCCGACACCTCCGCAGGCAGCGGCAGCGATGTGGTCAACAACATCGTTTCGCTCACCCAAGCCGAATACAACGCCATCGGAAGTCCCGACGCGGCCACGCTCTTCCTCATCACCGACCCGTAAGCCATGGCCCTCCTGCAAAAAGCCTATCTTGGTGCCACGCCGCTGTTTCGGAATACGTCCTTCTTTGAGGACAACGCCTACACCGCCTCCGATCGCTCATCCGCCGTCACTGTGACCGCCGACGCCTCGGCGCACACGAAAGGCTCATGGGCGCAGCTTATTGCCAGCACCAGCGCCAATGCCTCGGCCATTTATGTGGAGGCCAGCTTCGTTAGCAACGGCTTTGACACCTCCTGCCTGCTCGACATCGGCACGGGAGCCAGCGGCTCCGAGACGGCCCTCATCTCTAACATCGCTGTCGGCGGGTCACGATCAACCGCAGGCGTTGGAGCTTACTATTTTGTCATCCCGATCCAAGTGCCCAGCGGCACGCGCATATCCGCACGCATCCAGCACATCACAGGCAGCGCGACAGGCACCATGTTGGTCGAAGCCCGCAACTACGGCGACTACGCGCAATCCCCTACCAGCGTGGACACCATAGGCACCGACACTGCCACCAGCACAGGCACCGATTTTGTCACCGCCAATACTTACGTCCAACTTACATCATCTACGAGTCGCGCCTACCGAGCCATTGTCATGTTGCCGAATGTTTCTGGTAATGCCATCGCCTCAGTATTGTCAACATTTACGCTGGCTACAGGAGCCAGCGGGGCAGAAACCGAAATTGGCGTTCGCCGTTTTGATTACGGCAACTCCGAAAACACTTTAATGCGGGAAGATCCTCTTGTGGACAGCAACGTGCCCAGCGGCACACGCCTCGCTGTGAAAATCCAAGGCCCAACCTCAAACATCGCCATGTATGGCGTCTGCCTCATCGGCATCCCCTAAAATGCAAAACTGGCACCTCCTCTATAACACCACAACCGGCGAATCCGTCAGCATCGGCACCGTCATCGCCGATCCGCTGCCGGAAGGCATCACCGCGCTCCCGCTCACCGACGCCGAAGGCGAAGGGCTACAAAACGGCACCCTCATTTGGGACGCCGTCACCCGCAGTCTCATCCCCACGCCGCCGCCCGCCGTCACCGCCGAAGAACACCTCCGCAGTGTCGGCCTCGGCGGCGAACGCCAGCCCACGTTGCTTTATCTCCGCCAGTCCCTCGCCGCCGCCGGCCAGCAAAGCCCCGAACTGGACGCCATCGAGCAATACTTGAACCAGATCCTCGCCATCTTCGCGTCCCATCCAAGCCCCCGCAACGACTGGCCCCAGCCGCCCATCACCTTCGAAGCCGCCGTCCAAAGCGCCATGCAAACCCTGCTTGTCACGCCGGAGCAAAGCGTAGGCGGAAACCCTTAGTGCCTTAGTGTCCCCGTGAGAACTGTAACTCTTCAGTCTATCCTCCTCCGCGCCTGGCAGAGAGTCGGCAACGACGCCTCTGCGTTGGCAAATATTCCCTCCGGTGCGCAGACCATGCTCGTCGCCGCGGCGAACGACGCCATCGAGCAATGCTGGACCTGGGCCGATTGGCCCGAGCTGTGCCGCATCGAAGAGCGCACCATCCAGGGCAACGAAACGAACGGCTTCTACATCGACTACGACCAAGGCGGCGGCGAGACGCCGATGGGCGAAGTCTTTGCCATCACTCGGGACAACCCGAACAAAACCGCCTCACCCCGCGAACTCCAATACAGCCTCCTCGGCGACAGCATCCGCTTCCCCGACGACGCGGAAATCCCCACGACCGCCTGGGTCCGCTACCGCCTACGCCCCGACACCTACACCACGAGCAACCTCACCGCCACCGTCCCCGCCGTCTTGAGCAAAGCCGTCGGCTACTACCTCACGGCGAGCCTCCTCGAAGAAGACGGCCAGCTCACGAAATCAACCCTCATGGAAGAAAAAGCCATGAACGAACTAGTGACCGAAAGAGATAAATTCTACTTCCAACAAAACCAACCCCAAGCCTGGTCCGCCCGGATCGGACATTATTAACAAAAGCTAACGAAGCTAACGAAGGTATTTCCAAACCGCCAACTGCCAACTGCTAACTGCCAACTTCCAACTCCTAAAAATCATGCACCCTAACGTAAGAACAACCAACCGCCAGAACGGCAGCGTCCTCATCGCCAACACGACCCAAGTGACCGGCGAATTCGTCAGCATCGACAGCCTGGACAACGCCACCAAATTCGAAGTCCTCACCGGCAACAGCACCGGCATCGCCAACGTAACAAGTGGCAGCGCCACCGCCATCCCATCCGGCACCACGATCGACGGCATCTTCACCGCCATCAAACTCCACGCCGGGTCCGTCATCGCCTACCGGAAGTAAAGAAGCATGGAGCATGGAGCAAAGAGCATGGAGCCAAGCCGCTAACTGCCAACTGCCAACTGCCAACTGACGACTTTCTTATGTTTTACCTCCATCACCATTTCACAACGACCGAGAAGGGCGTGATCGGCACCGTGACCAGCATTGGTTCAAGCGTCTTCAGCATGCTGCCCCACCTTGAGACAACCCTGCGAGTCGCCGGGCTTTGTGTCGGCCTCGCGGTCGGCGTTGTCACTTTAATTTCGGTCCTTCACGACCTGAGAAAGAAACAGAAGCAAAAATAATATGAGAAACTGGAAAACAACGACCATCGGAATCTTGACCGCCCTCATCGCCCTGGCGACCGGCGCCAAAGAATTCCTCGCCACCGGCACCATCCCCGACATCGGCCTCATCGCCGCCAGCCTCATGGCTGCATGGGGATTAGTGGTAGCGAAAGACGGCACGGCACGCCTCTAACACGCGAGTGATTCAGTCTTCAGTCTGCCAACTGCTAACTGCCAACTGAAAACTCCGTCACGCCGATGAAAAGCAAAACCATCAAAGCCATCGCCGCCCTCATCCTGTTCACCGGGTTCGCCCTCATGGGCAGCGGATGCGTGACGGTTGGCTACGACTTCCTCAAGCAACAAGCCACCGTCACCGTCAATCCCCCGCCCAAGGGTCACGCGAAATAACCCATGTGGACCTGGCTCAAGAGAATCTTTGGCAAGAAATCCGACGCTACCCCAGCGCCGGCCTCGCCGAATTTGCCCTCCGCATCCACAACGAGCTTCACCGTCGAGCCACCGCCGACGAGCTACGACGAGCGCCGGCTCAGCACGCCGAACAAACAAGCCCACCGCATCAAACCGGAAGCCATCGTCCTGCATCACAGCGACGGCAGCTACCACGGCAGCTGCGCCTGGATCACCAACCCCGCAAGTAAGGTGAGCTACCACGTCCTCATCGCAAGAGACGGCCGCCGCACCGTCTTCGGAAGCGACACCGACCGCTGCTGGCACGCCGGCCGCAGCAACTGGCACGGCCGCCCCGACCTGAATAGCTGGAGCCTCGGCGTCGCCTGGGAAGGCAACACCTACGAAGACCCCCTCGGCGAAGCCGCGATGAACAGCGCCCTCGAATACCTGGTCCCTCGGATGAAGAAGTGGAACATCCCGATGAACCTCATCCTCACCCACCAACAAGTCGCCCCAACCCGCAAAACCGACATCTCCCCGGGTGACGCGGCAAGATTCAAGACCCGGCTAAAAGCCGCCCTCAACTAACCCTTTCACTTTCACCCTCACTCCTCACTTCCTCTTATGGCCAAAACAATTCCCCAACTAACCGACGCCACAACCGTCAACGCCGCCGACGAACTCATCATCAGTCAAGGCGGCATCACCAAACGCGCCACCGGCGCCGAACTGGCCAAGGGGCTTAATACGATCAACATAACAATCAACGCGAAGGACTTTGGCGCTGTCGGTGACGGAGTTGCAGACGACGCAGCAGCAATTCAATCAGCGGTCAATTATGCGTCTACTTTTACAAGCGGCGCCACCGTGTCACTTCCGGTTGGAACCTACAGAGTCGGATCAACGATCAACATTACAAAAAGCGGCGTGGCCATAGAGGGTTCTGGTCACGGAAACTGCTGGATTGTAAACGCTACAACAAACGCCCCAGCTATCAAAGTCGGCGACGGCATCGCATTGTATGCCCGCAATGCAATTAGAAATATGGTGTTTGGGCAAGCGTCGGGAATAACTGCTATTTCCGGCAACTGTGCCATTCTTGCATCCAAGTGTTCCAATCTTGAGTTGGAAGACATTCAAGCCTTTCAGTTTCCGTCACAGCTTTACGATGGGCTTATCTTGGACAACGTAGTGCAAAGCTACGTTTCAGACATTGGCATTCAAAACTGCCTAAACAAAGGAATGTATCTGCACAACCAGACTTTTGATGTATATTTGTCAAACGGCAGGTGCGATGCAAACAAGTATGGATTCAACATTAGAGACTGCCAAGGCATTTACATCACCAACTGGTCATGTTTCGCAAACACTGAAAATGGCTGGCTTTTCAATACGTCCGGTTCTTCTGCTAATAATCAGTTCATTTTTTGCACAAATTGTATCGGCGATTCCAGCCGAGAGCATAACTGGAAAATTGAACAACTGAGCGTGTCCACGCTGACAACTTGCTGGGCTGCGTCGCATGGAGAAGTGGTCACGGTTTTTGGTGGCAATTTTGACGGCTTCCATCTATCGGGCTTGGACGTTGAAGAGGTGTCCTTCATTGGCTGCATTGCCATTGCCAACAATCGGCACGGAATCAATTTGGACTACGCAAACAGGATACAAATTGTTGGCGGCCTATATGGATCAGCGTCTGTTCCAACGGCGTTTGCTGGACGGGGTTTTAAGAACGGGCTGTCGGGCGCTGGCAGCGGCATTCACATCAATCAGTGCGACCGCATTACGGTCAATGGAGCAAAAAGCGAAACCAACTCAAGCTATGGAGTGGCGGTGCAAGCTGGTGCAACTAATGTTGATATAAGTAGCTGTTGGCTCAAGTTTAATGTCCTCGGCCCAATTCAAAACTCGGCCAATGCGACAACGCATCAATGCCGCATTTACAATAATCCAAACTACAACCCAGTTGGATTCTTGACGACACCAACAATTCCGGCATCTGGAGCGAATTACACTAATTTATTTGGCGTAGATGCCATGGTGTATATTGTGGGCGGGTCGGTCAGCCTTATCGCCGTCAGCGGGCAAAATGTCTTACTTTCATCGCCAGCGTCTGTGCTTGTCCCTGCTGGCTCAACCATAGCACTCACATATTCGTCAGCGCCAAGCTGGCAGTGGCACGGCCTCTAATGCCCCTCGAAAGTCCAACCGCACGCGACGGAGACGCAGGATTTATCGGCTTTGCCAGCCGGATGAATCCGGTGGCGTTGCCGGCGGGTGTGCTCCAACTCTCGGAGAACATGCGGTTGGATCGCGGGACGGCGAAGACGCGCAAGGGGGCGCGGCGGTTGGCGGATGATTTGCTGCCAGGGGACTTTCCGGTCACGTTGCCGTTCCGATTTGATCCGATTGAGACCTCGGAGACGGTGTTGGATTTCACGCTGGCGACCGGCACAAGCGGCGTGCAGATCTTGAGTGCTTACCCCAATGGTGTGTTTGCCAGCGGCGCCTATCGCTCGCCGGGACTGAACAACAAGGAATACGTCCTGCTGGCTACGGCAACGGGGGCGTTTGTCTACGACGACACGAACAGCCTCGGAGATGTTGAGAGCATCATCACCGATCACACCGGCGATCCGATCACGGATCAAGTCGGCAACGAGCTGGTGGCGGTCAATTACTTGCAGCCTCTTCCGTTTCCGGCGGGCGAGATCATTGAGCCGACCGACAAGGTCTCGATGGTGCAGGCGTTTGACCGGATGTATCTGCTGCGGGAGGCCGACCAAAATGTGGCGGGCTGGGGTTCGAAGGAGCTGACCGGCGGCGGCATCGGCGTGTCAGGCACCACGGCCACGGTCTATTGCACGGCGCATGGCTACTCGGCCGGGCAGCGGGTGCGGATGGACGGCGGATCGGTGGCGGCCTTTGCGGGCCACGAATACGACATTGTCAGCGTCAGCACCAATAGCTTTACCATTACGGTGCCCAGCGCCACGGCTGCCATGGCGGCGGCATCAGGCCGCACGGTGCGCAGGGTGAAGCCGCCGCTGTATTGGACGGGTGATATTCTGACCGGATTCGCCAAGGCGCCGGGCGGCGTGCCGTCCGAGGGCGCAACGTATCGCCGCATGCGCTCGGTGCCGTGGGCCAGCTATATCGGCAATCGCCTCGTCCTGCCAGACGGCCGCGACCAAGTGATGCTCTCCGATATTTTAAGCCCAGATTTATACGATCCGTTCTGGGCCAGCT